CACTTTTCTTGACGGGGACCATTATGTCAGTAGATAAATTTTCATCCATTTTTAATGGACTACAGCTTGCTTACGGCACTTATAAAGTAGAAAAACAGCAAGCTAACGGTAAGAATACCGGACGGGCCGCCATCGTGCGCGAACCACGGACCAAGGAACTGTGGGAGGGTCACCTCTCTGGTAAGGGCCGTGGTATCGGTATCATACCGATTAATGAGGAGAACAAGTGCGTATGGGGTTGCGTTGATGTAGATCAATACCCGCTGGACCACAAGCTGCTTGTTGAAAAGATCCGTAAGCTAAAGCTCCCACTTGTAGTGTGCCGCTCTAAATCAGGCGGCGCACACTGCTTTCTGTTCACCACGGATTGGGTAGATGCCAAGGACATGCAGTCCACACTGCAACAGGTATCGGCGGCACTGGGCTATGGTGGCAGTGAGATATTTCCAAAACAGATTAAACTGCACTTGGACCGTGACGACGTAGGTAACTTTCTGAACCTGCCTTATTTCGACGCAGAGGACGGCTTACGGTATGCCATAAAGGACGACGGCACGTCTGCTACTCTGGATGAGTTCATAGCTCTTTACGAAGAGCATAAACAGACGCCTGAACAGGTAATTAAGCTTCAGATCACGGATGATCCCGAAACGTCCAACATGAAGGACGGACCGCCGTGCTTACAGTTCCTGATTAAGAACAAGATTAGTGAGGGTGGGCGCAACAACGGGCTGTTCAACATAGGCGTATACTTACGCAAAGCGTATCCGGATAGCTGGGAGTCAGAGATACTGACATATAACATGCAGTATCTAGAGCCGCCGCTGCCTCTGAACGAAGTTAACATTGTTGCGAAGCAGCTTGAAAAGAAGGATTACGCCTACCGTTGTAGTGACGCACCTATCAACGCTCACTGCAACAAAGAGTTGTGTCAGACAAGAAAGCACGGGATTGGGGCGGCGGTACAAGGGGCGGCTATAGCCAATCTACGGAAATACAACTCGCACCCTCCTGTCTGGTTTCTGGATGTGAACGGTGAGCCTTTAGAGTTAGACACTGACGCACTATTAAACCAACCGGCATTTCAAAAAGCCTGTCTGGAGCAATTAAATTTCATGCCTCGCACGGTGGGTAAACCTATTTGGGAAGGGCGGATAGGTGCATTGATGAGCGAGATGCGCGACAATGAGAGTGCCATCATAGATGTGGCCATAGACGCTAGTACTAGCGGTCAGTTCTATGACTACTTAGAAGAGTTCTGCGCTCACTTACAAAAAGCAAAAGACCGTGAAGAGATATTATTAAAGCGGCCTTGGACCGATGAAGAAGCAAACGTCACATATTTTAGATTAAAAGATTTTGAGGCTTTTTTGAAACGTAACAAGTTTTTTGAATATAAGCCTTACAAGATAGCTCAACGGCTTCGTGATCTGGGAGGAGAAAGCACTCTCCTTAAAATAAAAGGGAGGCCAGTGAGGGTATGGAAAATACCTGCATACGAGTCCGTTGAGCTAGACATAAAAACGCCAGACTTTGGTAGAGAAGAGGAGGCCCCGTTCTAATGTTGAAAGCAGATGGATTTGATAAGGCATTTCTTGGCATGTGTCACCGCGCCGGACAAGAGCCGGTGGTGGCCTACGATTATCACAAATGCATAGCTGTGCTGGTAGAAGACGAAAACATGTCCTACGACGAAGCTGTGGAGTACCTATGGTACAACACCATAGGCGCATGGATGGGTGAACACACGCCAGTATTCATAAATGTTATGGATAATATTGAGGACCTAACGGACGAAGAGCATGGATACTAAAATATTCCGCATCTACGGCCCGCCCGGAACCGGCAAGACTACAGCCCTTCTGAACAAGGTGGATGAGGCTCTGGCTAACGGCGTAGACCCCACGCATATCGGTTATTTTGCGTTTACACGTCAGGCTGCAAACGAGGCTGTTGAGCGGGCTTGTGCACGGTTTCATCTGGATAAATCACAACTGCCGTGGTTCCGCACCCTGCATAGCTTTGCTCTGCGCCTGTCTGGCATACGGCAAGAACAAATCATGCAACCAGAGCACTACAAAGAGGTGGGGATTGCACTGGGCTTTAATCTTGATGTAGACGGCTCCAGCCTATCTGGTGAGGATGCGTTTGATCTCAATAAAAGCAGTAGCCCAATCGTCAATCTGATGAACCTAGCGCGGCTGCGTAAGATAGCTTTACGTCAACAGTATGATGAAAGCGAGATAAACGAGAGTTGGAACACGGTAAAGTATGTGGCTACCGCGTTGCAAGAATACAAAAACAGATACCAACTTTTTGACTTTACTGACATGTTAGAGGTCTTTATCAACGAGAGTGCCCAGTTCTGTCCTCGTCTGGCTGTCACTTTCGTTGACGAAGCGCAAGACCTGTCGCCCTTACAGTGGGATGTGGCTCATGTATTAGAGCAACATTCTGAGCGCATATACGCAGCCGGTGATGATGACCAAGCCATATACCGCTGGGCCGGTGCAGACGTCGAGCATTTTATCGGACTCAACGGTGGCTACGAGGTGCTAGAGCAATCCTACCGCGTACCAGCTACCGTGCATCCTCTGGCAGAACGTGTAGTTCGTCGTATCAAACGCCGTGTGACCAAAAAGTATCTGCCTCGCGAAGACAGGGGCAATGTAGAGCATATCGCCCGTGCTGAGATGGTTGATTTTTCTGAGGGTTCGTGGCTCGTGCTGGCACAAGCCGCGTATTTCCTGTCGGATATAACCGCAGACCTACGGAGTCGCGGCTATCTTTTCAACTACCGTGGCCGACGTTCAATCTCAGAAAGTCTGAGCGACGCTGTTAATGGCTGGGAACAGTTGAGAAAAGGTAAACAAGTAACGGGCAAGACCGCACGAACCATCTACAATTATATGTCTGTGAACGACAGGGTCAAGCGGGGATTTAAAAAATTACCGGCACTCGACGATGATGAGATGGTGACATTGGATGAACTGATCGCGCACCACGGACTAATAGAGGGCGTGGACCTAATCACATCTATACGAGACATGATCTGGCATACAGCGATGGATAAGTTACCCAGCGCAGACCGCGCCTACATCACCGCGCTGCTACGCCGTGGTGAAAAGTTCAATGCAGAGCCTCGCATCAATCTGTCCACGATCCACGGATCAAAAGGCGGCGAGGCGGACAACGTGGTTCTGTTTACAGAGATATCACCAGCCGCATCAAAGGCGGCGGAACTCGCGCCTGACGATCTGCACCGTGTGTTCTATGTTGGACTGACACGGACCAAGCAGAACCTTTACTTAGTTGAGCCTGACGATGCCACAAGGAGTTATCAGATATGAACCGGAATGAAATACTCAAAGAAGCAAAAACCAAAATCAACGGCGCACGGGCCAAGGATTACGGCGATGCTTATGAAAACCACGCCCGTATTGCTCAAATGTGGTCAGTTCTGCTAGATACACCTGTCACCGTGCCTCAAGTGTATCAGTGCATGGTTGCTATCAAGCTGGCACGACTTAGCGCAACGCCGGAGCATGAGGACAGTTGGGTGGATATTTGCGGTTATGGCGCACTGGGTGGGGAAGAGTAATGGTACGGTTTATTCGTATCGAAATGTTAAAGCATTACCTCAAAGCGGGCTGGACCGTTCTTGTGCAGGGCACAGAGATGGCGGCAGTTAGGAAAGACTATGGCACTACAAATGACGATGTTTGGACCTAAGAGTGAATGGGTTCCACCGGCTGAGTTGCCTGACATATTCGACGCCAAACAAATAGCCATCGACGTCGAGACAAAAGACCCCAACCTCAAGTCAAACGGGCCCGGATGGCCCACTGGTGACGGCGAGGTAGTGGGCTATGCCATAGCCGTTGCAGACTGGGCCGGATACATACCGATCCGGCATCTGGGTGGCGGCAATCTGGATGAGCGCATAGTCAACAAATGGCTGAAGAAAGTCTTTGAGTGCCCTGCCGACAAGATCATGCACAACGCACAATACGACGCGGGCTGGATTAGGCGCATGGGCTTCACGCTTAACGGGCGCATCATAGATACCATGCTGATAGCCTCGCTGCTGGATGAGAACCGTTTCAGCTACAGCCTCAACGCGCTCTGCTACGATCTGTTGGGTAAGATAAAGACTGAGAAGACTCTACAAGAAGCAGCCCGCGAGTTTGGTCTGGACCCCAAATCAGAAATGTGGAAGATGCCCGCCATGTATGTAGGGCCATATGCCCAGAATGACGCGGAGATTACACTTGATCTGTGGAACCATCTGTCCACTCAGCTTACCAAGGGAGAGTTGTGGCCAATCGCAAATCTGGAGCTAAAGCTTCTGCCCTGCCTGATCGACATGACATGGCGAGGTGTACGCATAGATCAGAACAGGGTCGAGAAAACGCGGAACACGCTTCTAAAAAAAGAAAAAGAAGTACTTGCCCAGATCAAGAGCGTGGCCGGTATGGACGTGGAGTTATGGGCTGCGGCATCTATAGCCAAGGCATTTGACGCGCTGGGCATACCGTATCCCAAAACAGAAAAGAACGCGCCGTCATTTACCAAATCGTTCCTGACGGACCATGACCACGAGTTAGCACGTCTAATCGTGCAGGCCCGCAACCTAAACAAAACCAGCGGCACGTTTATCAATACCATAATGAAGCACTGCCGCGCGGATGGACGCATACATAGCCACATCAACCAGATACGCTCCGATGATGGCGGCACCGTATCGGGGCGCATATCCATGTCAAACCCAAACCTACAGCAGATTCCGGCTCGTGACCCTGAGATGGGCCCGATGATACGCAGTCTGTTCTTACCTGAAGAAGGTGAACAGTGGGCTGCTATAGATTTCTCGCAGCAGGAACCACGGATCTTGGTCCACTATGCATATGTATTTGGAAAAACAAGAGGCGCACTACTCAATGGCGCAGAGGAGTTTGTTAATGCTTATCGACACGATAATAATATGGATTTTCATACGATGGTTGCAGAAATGGCGGAGATCTCGCGTAAGCAGGCGAAGACGATTAACCTTGGTATGATGTATGGCATGGGCGTCAACAAGCTATCAGATCAGCTAGACATTGACGTTGATGAAGCCAAGGGTCTGGTCAAACAGTACCATGACCGCGTTCCGTTTGTGAAAGGCTTGATGAACGGCGTACAAAACCATCTGAACAAAAAGGATAGTAGCGGTTCCGTCCGGTCGATACTGGGCCGCAAGTGCCGGTTTGATCTGTGGGAGCCCGACACGTTTGCCATGAACAAGGCCCTGCCGTACCAAGAAGCCGTCCGTGAATATGGTGAAACCACCAGATTGAAGCGGGCATACACTTACAAAGCCCTTAACCGGTTGATACAAGCGTCCGCGGCGGACATGACAAAGCAGGCAATGGTGAATATTTATGAATCCGGACGCACACCATTAATTCAAATACATGATGAAATAGCCATATCTGTGAAAAATCGTGAAGATGCAAAAGCGGTTGCAGAAATTATGGAAAATGCTGTACCCTTGGAGGTGCCCAACTTGTGTGATGTTGAGATAGGTCCCAGTTGGGGTGAGGCCACATGAAGGTCTTACGAAATCCTCCCTTGGACTAGGCCCCGCTTCGGCGGGGTCTTTTTTGCTTGTAAAATAATGTTTTGTCTTATATATTCCCTTACAGAAGGAGCTATATATGGACATTACTAAATGGAAATCGGTCCTCGTACCTATTGAGGTATACGAAGAGATCAAAAAATTAGCGAAATTAGAGGGCCGGACAATATCTGGTCAGTTACGCATCATGTGGAACGTCTATCGTAAAACAATCAGTTGACGATTTTTTTTCTTTATGGTATGCGATAAGTCTTACTTAATGAGGAGAGGTCTATGCTAAATAAATTGTTGCGAATGTTTTTTCCCATGTTTTTTTCTGAGCCAAAACGGGCCAGAGATGACAAGGGCCGTCTTGTCGCTGACAACAAAAAGACGCCCACGATCAACGAAGCATGGGTGGGTGGTAAGGCACCAGCCAAGAAACGCGGTCGTCCGGCAAAGATTGCTGCGCCTAAAAAGCGTGGTCGTCCGGCAAAAAAGAAATGATCTGCCCAAAGTGTGGGGGCCGGAGCAAAGTTTACAACAGTCGGCCCAAGGACAACACCATCAGACGTCACCGGCAGTGTCTAAAATGCAGTCATCGTTATGCAACGATAGAAATTTTAGAACAGAAAGAAGATGCTCTCGACAAGATCATGGACAAGCCAAAAGAAAAGCTGGTGAAACTAAGCGTTGTTCGTAAGCCAGCAAGGAAAAAACGGTTTGAAGAGCTAGATTTCGACAACATGACGGACGAAGAGATAGAAAAAGCGATGTTTGAGGAAGATTTGTCTTGACTATTCTTACACAATCGCATATATATGAGGTGTAAGGCCCCCAAGCTTTACAGTTCCCGTAGTAAGCCCCCAGAGTACGAAACATCCTCTGGGGGCTTTTTTTGTTCTTGACAATATGTAGTAGTGCGACTATATAGGATATATCTTATGTCATTAACCAAAAGGAGAACAAAATGGCAGCTACGAAAAAGACTAACGATGCTATCAGCATCCCAGTCATCAAGCAGGGCCAAATCAAAATCCGCTTGATTGGACAAACCCCGATGTACTTCAACAGTATGTCAGCGAAAGCTAAACGGGACTTACTCGTTGGCGCGGGCCGCAAGACAGCGGCTGAAAAGAAAGAAATTAAACATAATCCGGAACAGGAGTTTGCCGACTCCATGCACACTCAGCCCAAAGGTGACACGCTATTGTGTTTCCCAGCGGCTGGCGTAAAGGGTGCAATGGCTACGGCTGCACTTGAAACGGCTGGTGTAAATAAGACCAGCGTTAACCGGCTTATCTTCTTGCCACAGACAAATATTAACATCTGGGGCAAGCCGTACTTAAAAATCGACGTAGTACGGTCCGCGGACATGAACCGCACACCGGATATGCGTACTCGTGCCTATCTTCCTAACTGGTGCGCCGAAGTAGAAATCAGGTTTGCTACGCCTAATTTCAGCGCACGTTCCATATCCTCTCTCGTACAGAATGCCGGACAATTAATCGGCCTTGGCGATTTTCGTCAGGAAAAAGGCCGTGGGTCTTTCGGTACATTCTCTATAGCCGGTGAAGAACTTGGCGAATACCAAGAGTTGTGGGACGAGCTTATGCAAGAGGGCCGTGCGGTTCAGGAGCTAGCGCGTGACAATCCAGAGTGCGCGGATCAGGAAACAGCAGAACTAATGCAGTTCTTGCAAGAAGAGCGGTTGCGGAGGGCTGCTTAACCAATATAGGCGGGGGTTCTTCCCCCGCCGCGGGTTGCGGAAAGACGGTTATGGTGTCTTCGGGTGGGCCATGTTGAGTTATGGAGAGTCGAGGCGGTTAAGTTCCGGTTGGGTACGGCGTGTTGTGGTCGGGTGTGTTTCGGCAGGGCAAGGCGGTTGTGGTCGGGTGGCGTCCGGTGTGTTCTGGTAAGGTCCGTTCCGGTTGGGTAGGGTCGGTTCAGTTCTGGCAAGGCGGTTAAGGTGGGGTACGTTAGGTTCGGGTATGGTCGGTTCGGGTCAGGTATGGCGGTTTTGGTAAGGTGCGTTGAGGTCGGTTAAGTTCCGGTTGGGCACGGCGTGGTGCGGCTCGGCGGTCATGGTGCGTTTCGGTTGGGTCTCGTAAGGTTCGGTTGGGCAAGGTCGGGCAAGGCGGTCGTGGTGTGTTCCGTTGGGGTGGGTTGGCTTTTGGCGAGGCGGTCGTGGTGCGGCATGAAAGCTTTGGTCCGGCGCGACACGGTGTGTCATGGCGGTTAACTTTAAAAGGAGGAGTAAATGAGTAACTTTGCAAGAAAAACTAGGCAACGAATTATTCTGGGGTATCTCGCAGATACCGGAAGGAATATGTTTGTGCCGGAAGAGTTTGTCACATGGCTCTTGGATCACCCTGAACATGAAATGTACAAAGCTTTTCATGGCAGAGATGACGAACTGTTGTGGCAGGCCAAATTAGATTTAGCACGGCAACTAGCCAGCGGACTACGGATCGTGGTCAAACAAGAAGAAGTTCAGCAAAGTGACGTCGTGTCAATCAAAGTCGCTGAGTATCCGGCATACATATCGCCGGTGGCCCAGCGCAAAGAAGGCGGCGGCTACGAACCGTTTGACCCCGACGATGAAAGGTCGCAAGAAGAATTACGGAGGCAAGCTGGTGTGGCACTGGCCGCGTGGCTCAACCGCTTCCGTGGGTCCGCGGAACATATCGGGCTCGACATGACGCCAATAGAAAATATCGTCCGCATTCTGCGCGATGATAAAGATGAAGCAATTGGGGCTTGACAATATGTTGTCACTGTAGTATATAGGAGTTATCTTATGTACTACGGGAGATTGATATAATGTTTAGTGCAAACCAACGCATGAAAAAAATTATTGAGTGGGCTACTGGTGATCCCAATTATGTTGACGATATGCAAGTTCACTGTGAAGAAGACGTAAAAGTGGTTCTGTCTCAGGAAGACCTTTACAATATCGAAAACGAAATACGCACTGCGTATGAGTTGGGATATCAAGAAGCGACGCAAGGTATTTCTGGAGACAATCAATGATGGCTGTTAAATGTAAGCGAATATCCTATGAGGATATGTATGACCGGTTGCTCGACGTAACCGAAGAGTTTTCCCTTCAAGGGGCAAACCCTTTCCATGTGGCAAATGTTATGTCACGCTTTGTCGTCGAGTTGTCCTTTGATTGTGCGCCAAATGACGCAGAAGCAACGCATTTGCTATTGGACGCAATCACCGCTCGTATTGAAAGAGATCGTGAAGATGCTGAGTGTAACACGGTGTCATAACTGTAACGAACAGGCCGCCGCAAAAGACGGTGACCTGTTCCTTTGTTCCAAATGCTGGTTTCAAATATGGGCACCACGGGAGATGCTACATGGATCTGAAGAAAGAAATTTTAGAAATTTCACGGAAAATGGACTGGCCAACAGCCGTGAGCGAAATCAATCAGGTGGTAAGTCTATACGCTTCCCGTATAGCACATGAGGGTCAGTTTAGCAGGGAAGCTGTAAAGCGGTCGTGTGAAGTTCAAGCCGCTTGGGAAAGGATTAAACGTGGATAGTTTCGATGAAGCCGGTCAACGGGTCGAAGACCTGCTGGATGAAATGGCCAGCGAAGGTCACAACGCAGGAGCCGCTATGGGCGGCGCACTAACCGCGCTTGTCTTCCGGCTGATAATATCCTCGCCAGACTCCACGACGGCCATTGGCATGATCACGTCGTGCATGGCCAGCGGCGCACGGGCCGCGGTCGAGTATGAAAACGAAAAAGAAAAAACAGCGCATTGAAAAAGGGCGGCACAGGGCCGCCCTAATTTTTACTTTGGTTTTTTAACAGGCTTTGGTTTCTTGACCGGCTTGGGCGGCTGGATCAGCGGCCCAAGCATCTCGTCCAAGAAACCCATAGGATCTTTCTTTCCCATAGCTTTCTCCCGTAGTTGTAAAAGGTAGATTACTACCATGTATAAGAGTCTATCATAGAATCCCATACTTGTATAGAGGGGTGCGACACCATGTCGCAGGTGCTCTGTAACCAAGGCTGGAAGCCAAAAACGCCGTTGGCCGGTCAAGGGTAGTAAACCACCGGAAAACACCTAAAACCTGTGTATGGGCTTCTATGGGCGATTATGGGATGTTAACTTAAATTAGGTTAACGACACATAAAATTTTTAAAAAATTAATTCTTGACAAGTATGGGATAGTATGCTATAGTATAAGAACAATCAGAAATGGTTGTGCGGGCGAGGTGGTGAACACACCTGCGCGAACCCTCTAAGGTAACGCTGGGGGTCAATCCTACGGTCTTAGTAGACCATCTCGCCCAACGCTGTTTTACATTGTTAATTTCTACGGGAGGTATCTATGCTAGATACAACTGGTTTTTCTTCTGCTTGGGTTCTTGAGAGCCGTTTACTCAAAACAAAAGAATGGGGTAACTGCTACTCCTTTTGTTCCATTCTTATTGAAGAGTGTAACGGCAATCGACTCGACGTCGGGACGGATAACACCTTCGATTTAGGTTACGTCCGTGCTCAAGCCGCCTTAAACCACCACCGTAAAATGTTCGGATCAACCCAAGAATTTAGGGTCGTTCTTAAAGAAGGACGTTTCGACGAGGTGGGAAAAGAGTTTACCTTCAAAGGGTTAGCTCAAAGGGTGGAGTAATCACCGTTAATGTTTCAGAGAGCGCGGCCCACGGGTCGCGCTTTTTTAGTAACGGTAACTCTATATAGGCTCAAAAATAAAAAAATATTTTTTAGTAAAAGTAGGTGTTACCGGTGTTACCGCGTTACCTTTATATGTTACTGTTTGAAATATATAACAAAAAAAAGTAACACCTTTAGGTAACACCATTTTTTTATAGTGTTACCTCAAAAACGGCCTTATTGCGATCCTGTTTGGTTTTTATAAAAAATAATTTTTGCTCTATATAGTGTAATGCGTTACTAATGTCTGAACGTGACCTTTTTAACGGTGATATTATGTCAAGACGAGCAATGTCGAAAGTGACGGGTAAACCCCGTGAAACAAGAGGTAGACCACCGGCTGGTGTGGATCAGCCCCTGACGCGTAAGCAGGAGCTTTTTGTAAAAGAATTGGTGAGTAAGGACGGGCAGATTACGTTACGCGAGGCGGCTATCAATGCTGGGTATGCTGCAACGTCGGCGCATAGCAGGGCGTATGAACTAACCAACCCGCACATATCGCCTCATGTAGTGGCGGCTATACAGTCTTATCGGCGAGAGCTTGACGAAAAGTATGGCATCACGTTTCACCGGCACGTAAGAGATTTACAGAACATTCGGGATTTGGCCATAGAAAACGGTGCATATAGTGCCGCCGTGCAAGCTGAATACAGACGGGGACAAGCGCAGGGGGACATATACGTCAATAAATCAGAAATCCGTCATGGCTCTATTGACAGTATGAACAAAGAGGATGTTTTGAAAGCGTTAGAGGAAATCAAACAAAGCTATGCCCCAATCACAATCGACGTCACTCCCAAAGAAAAAGAAAATGCCAGCAATCGCGGTAAAGCGCGAAAGCGGCTTTTACAAGCAGATAAAGGAAGCAGCGCAAAGGTCGAAGCGCAAGTTACTGCTGACGCGGATTGAAAACTATGTGGGAGCCGGAATACCAGACTTGCTTATTTGTGACGAGTTTGGTGTGTTTCATTTTGTGGAACTTAAATTTTTAACAAGTAACGGCGTTACCTTGCAGCCGTCACAAGTGGCGTGGTTATCCCGACACCACCATAGCCCCTCGTGGATATTGATAAAGAAACAGAACAAGCCGACGGATGAGCCGGAAATGTTTTTGTATCCGGCAAGTGCGGCGGTTGATTTGAAAATGGACGGGCTGCAATCTGTTGAGCCGTTGCATCACCAAAAAGGCAAATTTAACTGGGATGTGCTTTTTGACTTGATTTGTCCCACATAATCCTATATGTAGGGGCATCGTTAATTAACACGGGAGTTTTGAGCGATGAATAAAAAAGAGGTGGCAGCATAATGTTCATATTTAGTCTTATTGGCCGGTTGTTGTATGGGCCGGATTGGGAGAAACATACACAAAAGCGGACGCGACACATAAGCCGACGCCGCCGTTAAAATTTTTAAAAATTAGCCCCGTTGTCTTGACGGGGCTTTTTTCAACCCTTACATAAGAGAAATCTTATAGAAACACGGGAGATTGATTCACATGAAAAACCAAATAGAAAATTTAAGTTTTGATAATCTGGCCCTTTATGACGCCGTAGAGAAAATATCTAAAACGTCTAATGAAGTTGAAATAAAAAATATCGTTTACGGCTTGGGAAATATTGAAAGAAAAAAGTTAAAAGAGATTGTGGGGCGTGTTTCTAAATTGCGCCATATCGCAACCTAAATACTAGGCCCCGTCAAAATATCTTGACGGGGTTTTGTTTTTTCTATATATGGGATAAATCGCATTTAACTACGGGAAATAGAAAAATGTCTTATGAAGTAGAAATTATTTTGTATTGTGAGGAAAAGCCAACCGTTCAAGATGTTTTAGACTATATCAACGAACTGGGGGAAGATTTACATTTTGAGGTAAAAGGTGGCGGCGATGATTAAAACTGTTAAAAATTCAACCGCCAATAAAACGGCGGGCTTGGCCGTTACATATCGCGCGGGCAAGGCTAACAATTTTGGAACGTGTCCCGCAGATTGTAAGTTAAACGATAGCGGGCGTGGGTGCGGTGCCGGTCAAATAGATTTTGA